CACGAACACATTAAATCTGGTGGCCACAGTACCGCTTTGACTATGAAGTATGATGGTTCTCCCTCACTGGTTTTCGGACACCATCCAAAAACTAAAAAATTCTTTGTTGCATCCAAATCAGCTTTCAATAAAAATCCAAAAATCAACTACACAAATAAAGATATTGAGAAAAATCATGGCCATGCACCAGGTTTGGTTGAGAAATTAAAACACGCATTAGAACATTTACCTAAAGTGGCACCAAAAAAAGGTGTATATCAAGGTGATGTAATGTTTAGTGGTGAAGATAAAAAAGAAACTAAACATGGAGTATCATTTACACCCAATACAATCACGTATTCTGCCAAAGGTGCAGAAGGTGTTAAAATTCGTAAAGCCAAATTTGGTGTGGTAGTCCACCAACAATATCATGGCAAAGATATTGCTTCAATGAAAGCAGATTCTAGTCCAGATGTTCACAATTTTAAACAACATGAAGATGTTTGGCATAAGTCTGCTGAACACGATGCATCAAAAATAAATTATCCTGAAAAAGACCAAGAACAGTTTAAAAAACATATTGCAGCTGCACAAAAGATTCACGATGAATCAGGTAAACAAATGTATAACATCACCGAACCTCATCGTGGTGTTGGCGGTCATTTAGAAACATACATTAATCAAACTGTCAGAACTGGTGAAAAACCTACAGCTAAAGGTTTACAGAAACATATAAAAAACAAATTTATTAAGGCCGCATCTAAATTAAAAACACCAGCGGCACAAGCAAGAAAAGAAACAGAAGCCAAATCTCATGTTCAACATATTGAAAATAATTCTGACCACTATAATAATCTCCTAAATATGCATCACCATTTACAACAAGCAAAAAATGTATTAGTGAAAAATTTAGAAAAGAATACAGGTGGTTTAGAACATCATATCAATAATAAACCAACAGGACCAGAAGGCTTTGTTGTTAACTACGGTGGCGAACCAACTAAATTAGTTAATAGAGCTGAATTTGCTAAAGCAAATTTACTAAGAACAAATAAATTTAAAAAACCAGAATGAAATCATTTTTAGATATAATCAAAGAAGAACAACAAGGTGAAAAACACCATGTTATCACCTTTGGTAGAATGAGTCCTCCTACCACGGGTCATCTAAAAGTGATTGATAAAGTCAAAGAGATTGCAAAGAAAAACAATGCAACACATTCTATCATTGTTTCCCATACACAAGATAGTAAAAAGAATCCATTAAGTGCTGCTCAAAAAATTAAACACTTAAAACGTTATACCGCAGGTCCAATAACAGAAGCAACAAAATCTACCGGTACAAACTTTGTGGCCGCATCAAAAGAAAAACCAACAATATTACATCATGCAGTAGAAGCACACAAAAGCGGCGTAACTCATCTTCATGTTGTTGTTGGTTCTGACCGTGTAAAAGGCATGCATGAATTATTACACAAATACAATGGTGTAAAATCCACTCACGGACATTATCATTTTAAAAAGATTACTGTTCACTCTGCTGGTCAACGTGATCCTGATGCAGAAGGTACTGAAGGTATGTCTGGCACCAAAATGAGAGAACACGCAAAGAATAAAAACTTTGGCGAGTTTAGAAAAGGTGTTCCTTCTCATGTTTCAGATACTCATGCAAAAGAGTTAATGCATGATACTCGTAAAGGTATGGGTTTACATGAATCGTATGCTCGTGGTCTATTCAAAGCAATTTTCGTAACTGGTGGTCCAGGTTCAGGCAAAGATGTCATTATTCGTGAAGCCATTGCTGAACAAAGGTCTGTTGAATTGAATTTGGTCCAAGCACAAGATTATTTGGCCGACAAACAAAAACTATCAGAAAAGACCAATGATCCCCGTAGAGAAGCCATTCGTAACCGTGGTCCATTGATTATTAATGGTCCAGCCGATGATAGAGATAGAATTGCTTATATCAAAGAAGAACTTGAAGATATAGGCTATGATACAATGATGATATTTGTTAACACGACAGATGAAACAAGTAAAGAAAGAAACTCACTATTGTCCAGAATGATGGTCGAATCAGTAAGACAGGACAAGTGGATTAAATCGCAAGAAAATACTAAATATTTCATGGAAGCCTTTGGTAACTTTATGCCTTTTGATAATACAGGAAATTTAGATACTAAAGAAGAAGATATATACGAGGTATATGAGTCCACTAATCAATTTTTGGATTCTGGTGTAGGAGATACAGCCGAAGATTGGTTGAATCGAAGAAGTAAGTTAAATATTAATTTATTATTTAAGGAAAATAAAAATGTTAAAAGCACTAATAGACTGGTTAAAGGTAAAACCAACCGTAAACCCTTGCTCGACAACAACTCCCCAGGACAACAGCTCCAAAGAAAGCTCAACAGGCCAGATGACGTCCGGGACGGAGACGTTAAGTACAACTCCGACTACATCTTCAAAACCTACTCCGAACAAGGCGGCCCCACAGTCACGGTCCTCCCAACGGCCAAAGAGCCAAACTTCCAAAAGGACAAAGAAAAAGTAAAAAGATTAAAGTTTGGAGATAAATCTTTAAGTGCGGGTAGAGTTGGTAATCCTAGTGGCCTTGGTTCCGAGTGGAACACACGCACAAACGGCTCAGGATTAACTGGTGGTGCTGGACTTGGCAATCAAACATATAGTGAGAACCAAGAATACAGTAATGCCAATCCTTCTACTACGGCAATGCCGTCTGGTGGGTCAGTAAACCCCCTAAGTAGTGAATATGATAATAAAGATTTTAAAAAGTTTAGAAAGCTAGTTAAGAAAGAAGCAATTGATGATCCAGGCGCCTTTGATATGGGTGTTAGTGGAACTCTTAACGGTGCTACAAATAAAGAACCTTTAGTTGTACCAAATGATAATAAAGTTCGTGCCAACGACATTCTAAAAAGAAAACGAAATGTTAAAATTTAAACAATTCTTAGAAGAAAGTAACTATGTTGTGGATTTGGAAAAAGGTTTAAAGAAACTAGATAATCACAATTATGAATCAATTAATAAATTGATGATGGACATATCTAAGAAAAATAATATTACTGGTAAAGATTTACATGACGATTTTGTATCCAAACACGGTAAAACTCCTGATGATTGGATTAAAAAAGAGATAGAGGAATCAGCTGCTTGGCAAAGAAAAGCTGGTAAAGATCCAGAAGGTGGTTTGAATCGTAAAGGTATTGCCTCTTATCGTAGAGAAAACCCAGGTTCAAAACTAAGTATGGCAGTTACTACAAAGCCATCAAAATTAAAACCAGGTTCAAAGGCAGCAAATCGCCGTAAATCATTCTGTGCTCGTATGGGCGGAATGAAGAAACGATTAACATCAGCTAAAACAGCCAATGATCCAGATTCAAGAATTAACAAAGCATTACGCAAGTGGAACTGCTAATAACGGAGAAAAAAATGTTCGCAAAAAATAAAGTAAGTCAGTCAATGATCGATGCAGTAAACAAAGTTCTAGGTGAACAACCTGTGGAACAAGAAGATGTATTACTGAACGAGGCTGGCGCCCCAATTAAAGAACCTACTTCTACAGGCATGAGAGTTTATGGCCGTAGTTATGGAAACTCTGCTAAAGCCAAACAAGACCAAAGTAAATCTTCTGTTGATGATCTTAAAGGTCCTAAAACAAAAGAATTGATGCAGAAAGATAAAGAAGATTACATGAAAACAAAAGGCAAATACGATGAAGCCGCCAAGCCAGACTTTTTAGATTTTGATAAAGATGGCGATAAAAAAGAGCCTATGAAAAAAGCTTTAGGTGATAAAAAGAAAGTTGCTGAAGAACTCAAAGGTGACCAGCACAAAATTGATGCTAACAAAAACAATAAAGTTGATGCTCAAGATTTTGCTATTCTCCGTGGCAAAAAGAAAGTCAAAGAAGATATGTATTTTGCAAAGAAATTGATTGAAGGCATGAAGCGTTCTGACATTCCTGCTTTTATTCGCAAAGCTCGTGGTGATGCGCCATTGACACCAGCTGAAGTAAAGTCTGGTTCAAAAGATTCTATTTCTGACCCAAAGAATCTTGCCAAAGCAAGAAACGAAGAAGTTGAATCTCTGGATGAAAAAAATGTGCCCACAAGTCCAGAGAAATGGGCTAAGGCTAAAGCTGCTGCTAAGTCCAAATTTGCTGTATATCCTTCTGCATATGCCAATGGTTGGGCTTCAAAAAAATATAAAGCAATGGGTGGTGGTTGGAAGTCGGT